CTACTACCGCTTTTATTAAGTTCTTTCGTAGACATTTCCCTAGAACTAGTTGATACTCCTTCTTGTTAAATATCAGCAGAAAAATCCCTATTGATGTTTTTATTACTAACAGCCGTAAAATCACCCAAAGAAGCTTGACTTAGTACATTACCAATATCCCCCTTTGCACTCGATTTAGTTCCAGCGAAAGCCATAATTCGTTTTGCTTCTTTATCAGCCGCATTTATCATTGCTTTTTTGAACGCTTTCACCATGGGAGGAAAATTCTCTGCTATAAAATCCCGCATCGCTGGTTGAAATATTGGTCTTGCAGGATGCTCATCCAGACCGAACTCATTTATCATAGCATACCGAGCAATACTTATGCTTCCATAACGTTTCCCGTCTATACCTATTCTTGGAACAAGCATACTTCTTCTAATACCTACTGTTTGAGTATGCCGTCCTCTATAAATAATAGAAATACTATTTATAACATTCCCAAATAAAAACCATTCCCTGGGATCTTTCGCAAATTTCATTTTTCCGTATTGTTCATTGTACGGAACATTAGCTTTATATTTCCCAGAAGCAATTGCTTGTTTCAAATATGAAATAAAATCCAAACTTATCAAATTGGTGAACTTCCCACCACCTTCTGTATCAGACCATCTTGCTAATGTTTTAGCAGTTCCTTGCCAATATGTATAAGCAGATTCTAATTTAGAATAAGATTCCATAAAATCTTTTCCATCAAGAGAAAAAAGCATACTTTTTGGCGCGGTCATTATTCTCTTGAATCCTCAATAAGTTTCATTGTCAACATTCCAGCAAACCTGTACTTATCTATATTTAAAATATGATAATACTCTGTCAAATCATTAATATCAGGATAATACCGATATCCAGATTTTACACCAACAAACCCTTGTGTAAACAAAGTAAATTTATCATTTATAATTTCAACAGATCCGAGAGTATCTGTATTAGGAGATAGCGGAACCATACAAGAATATACATTATCAAAAACAGTTGTCCAAACAATTTCATTCTTTTTTGTTATTGCATTTCTGGTTTTGACTGCTTTGGATATTCTACCAACAGAATTACATAAAATGAAAAAATTTGAATAATCCACTGGTTCATTTTCAAATAAAGTTTTTTTAACATTCATCATCAAAAAAGTTTTATTATCAAATTGAATTAAATCCCCTGCTTCAACCTGGGAATCATACTGAAAATCCCCGGAATACGCAAATTGCCGTATGAACTCCGTTGATTGTTCATAATACATTTCGTAATCAAGATATTCACCAGTAATTTTTGAACCATCAAGCTTAATAAGGGTAAAAGGAGTACCAAGTTCATGCAAAACATCTTTTATATCTGGTCCAATACCATCAACCATAATATACCCCTCTTAAAAATACGTTAAATCTTCTCCGTCAGTATCATATTGAAAACCATTTGTAAGATAAAAAGTTAGATTAGTCCAAGAACCAGTATCAAAAATATCCGGATTATTTTCCAAAGCATCCTTAAATTGTTCATCCATCATAGTCAATAATTGCATATAATGACTAAACCGATGCTGAAGACTAATTTTTTTATATTGAAATTTATGAGCGGATTCAAAAAGTAGAATATAAGTAACAAAACGTTTGGTACGTTCAACAAGCCAATATTCTTTAAAAGAATCAAGAATTGGGAATTCCCAATGAAGTTCTGCTTTAGCTTGACTCACAGCCCTTTTAAAAGCATCATTGGAAATTTTTTCATAAGAAGCGCCCATAATATCTTTAACAAAAGTCACCAATTCTTCTTCATTTGTAAGGGCCATTTGGAACCTCTTTTATTTGGATGTTCTTTTTTTTAACTTAATTGAATCTGTTTCTTCTATTTCTTCTGTTTCTTCTGTTTCTTCTATTTCTTCTATTTCTTCTGTTTCTTTTATGCCTTTAGAAACATTTGGTTGCGTTGTTTCTGCATGTTCTTTAATTAATAGAGTATTACATGTCACTGTCTTACGAAAATACGTAATATGTTCTTGTAACCATTCAGGAAGATCTTTAATCCGTCTTCCACGAAAGACAGAACCTATAGGTACAAGTTTATTTTTTCCTTTATTTCCTTTAATTCGTAAAGTAGCCAATGTTTTCACAACAATCATGATTGTTCCTCCTAAAAAATATGAAAAAAGATGGGGCATTTTTATACCCCATCTTTAATATCAAATATCTATTAATAAATGGTGTAAGTAAACGTTGTATCAGGATGATAAAGAACAGGAAGACCTTTATCCTGAACCCTCAACCACATACCTTCTGGATCCCATTCATCTTTGGTATCTGCAAATTTTCCCCATCTACGACTGTTACCATAAGGAGCTTCCATAAACTCAGCAACTTTATCCCCATCCTGAGTTGTATTGAACATAAAAAATTTATTATCGGCAATAAATTTTTTCTTCATGGTAACTTTATCTTCTCCGGCAATATAAGAAGCAACCGGAGCAACATCAACCGTCACAGTACCTGCTTCCACATCAACGGCAGTGATAGTAGAATCTTCCCAACTATTTACAGAACTCATATCATAAAAACGGAGTTCCCCGCCAACAACAAAATCCGAAGCATCATCAACGGAAATATCCGTAGTAACACCACCAGTTACTGCGGCAGTTAAATAAGCAGGAACCTCATATAAGTCATCATAAACAACCAATGGACCTACACCAAGGAGGTTACCAAGAACCTGAGAAGGATTGGCAAAAAGATCACCATTTCCAAAAGCAGACTTAGCTAATAGATCCTGGATTGTTGTTTTAAACATCAGAACTTTCAAGACTTCACTATTACATACTGCAACGAGGGAAGAAGCTCCAGCATCATCCGCCAGTATCCGTTTTGCATCAAAAATATCTTCAACCGGATTACTATCTGAATGATCCACATTCCAAGCATCATTACCAGTAAGGGTAACTTTATGGGATTCAGGAACACCGTAGTTAACAGTAAATTTTGCCCCACCTTTTTGAATGTAAGAAAAAGAACCTTCAATGAACATTTGAGACATCATCCATTCCCGCCTACGCTGGATACGATAATCAAGCTTCTTGGTACCACGAGCAAGTTTCCGCTCCGCGGACTGATATGTAGCCCAGGAACCAGGTTCCCGCATGTTATTCAAAAATTCTTCATCAAAGTACATTTTTTCTTTGTAAAATGCTGCTTTTGCGCTTGCTTCACCGTTACCGTCAACTCCAACTGCAGGAGCCACAGTACCCGGGGCAACAAACGGTGTCATTCCAGCAGAACCGTATTCAATTTCCCATCTTATTGTATCCGAATCGTATTGAACGGTCGGAAACAAATTGGAGAAGAACATATCGGGCGCTTTATCCAATTTAGATATAAGCTTGTTCAGTGTCTCCAGTTTCAGAGAGGGGATACCTTCAGAACCTTTCATGTTGTTACCCTCCTATTTCAATATTGTAAAGCGGCCATTGTCAACACTACCAAGGTCTTCAATAGCCGCTGCATCCAAACCTATAAGAGATGCAGTGTACAGAATCGCATTTGACAGAACCACAGAAGTCAATGCCCCAACGGCAAACTCACCAGTCCCAGTGTCAATATCAGCATCAAGAATAACGGCAGCTTCGGAAAACGGAGTCAAAGCACCAGCACTCTTAACAAAAACATTGGCATATTTTGCAGTGGTCATATCCGCAATTGTTGAAACAGCCGTAGTTACCACAATAGCAGCTTGTGTTCCATTAACAGCAGTCCGGTCAATCGAAACAATAGCTCCGAGATCTTCAAACGAATCACCACCAATAATCAATTCATCACCGACTTGAAATTTATAAGAATCTTCAATACCTACATAAACCGTTGTCGAAGCAGTTGCATCAGCAACAAGGTATGCTTTCGCATTGGTATTATTGGAAGTAACCAAAGTTTCTGGATACGGATAAAGATTGCCGGTAATAGAACAAATAGACATCACCGTGCCGGCTCTTAGAACTCCGTAACCGGCTTTTACTGTTTTGTCCAAAATAAGAGCAATATCCCTAACACTATGAAATAAAGGTTTAATTCCCGGACCTTCGGGAACTCTATTCATCTGAGGGATACTTCCGCCTAAGCGGGCATCAGATCTAATGGCCATGATTTATGCCTCCTTCTTAGTCTGAATATGACTCAAAAGACGATCAACCGTATCATCATCCGCGGAAGTTACATCTTCTTTAGGAGGAGTGGACATGCCTTGAACAGGTTCAAAAGAACTAAGAGTTTCTTCCCATTCTTTAACTTCGGCATCAATGGCAGCAGTAAAAGCCACTATATCCAATTTTCCATCCGTCATATGTTTATTATAATCAATTGTCGCAACTTTAGAATGAAGACGTTCAGGAATTGAACTTGCAGCTAAGGCACCAGACATAATTCCATTCGCCTGTGTTCTAAGGGCTTCTTCATCACGAAGAATATCCCTCTTTTCCAAAGCAACCACCCTGGAAGAAAGATTTTCTTCACTTGTTTGAGAAGCTTCCAACTTTGTAGTAAGTTCCTTATTTTCTGCTTTAGAAGCTGCAAGAGCTTCTTGTGCGGCTTCTAAATCCGCCTTAACAGAAGGATCAGGAGTTACCGAAGCTACAATCTGATCATATACATCTTTATGATCAGCTTTCAGCTTGTCAACAGTCAATTTCATTTCGAAATCTCCTTCAATTTTATTATTTTCTACCATAAGCTCTTCAAAAGAGCCTAACCTATTAGCCATTCCGACGGCTATGGCTTTTTGCCCTACCAATATACCGCCTTTTCCAAAATCATTACGAACAGTACTTTCAGATACTTCCCTATTATTAGCAATTGTGCTAATAAAAACATCGGCAAGATCATCCAATTCTGAAGTAACAACTTTTTTGCCCTGCTCCGTTGAAATATTGGGGCGTTTATTTGGGCTTGCTGTATTTACTATTTCAATGTATCCGTCATTGTCTTCCTGGGGATTAGGGTAAGCAACAACTACACCGATACTTCCAACTCTTGCAGTAGCATCAAGAACAATTTCATCCGCTGCGGAAGCAAGCCAGTATGCCGCCGAAGTTCCTGTACCACCTACATAAGCTGTAATTGTTTTTTCTTTTGAAGCCTCTTTAATAAAATTTGAAGCTTCATTGATTCCAGTTACTGTTCCACCAGGACTATCTACATCCAATAAAATAGAATCAACATCTGGATTATCAAGAATCTTTTGGATATCACTTGTGACATCACTTAATACTATCCCGATACCTAACCATTCAGTTAAAATATTCGGTCGGGAAAAAATAGGACCATGGATTGGAATAACAGCTTTTGATCCTCGAATAGTGGCAGAGCGAGTGCCCTGTAAACGTTCGGATTTTACAATTTCTAACATTTTAGGGTCAGTTGGAATATCCCCAACTAAAAAACTCTGAACCATCATTTCAAGCCAGGCCTCTTCTATCAACCAAGGTTCATTTAATAGAGAAGCTAAAAACTTTTTCACATGTGTCCTCCTTCCTTAATTATTAAATTGTTTTAGAAACATCATCCTTAACTAAAATAGACCCTTCAAGTATTGTTTGTACAACACCTGCCAAGCCAATGTCAATAGCATAATTATAAATACCTAAATCAGTTATAGCAGCGGTAGCAGTAGCAGACATCAATAATATCAATTTAGTATTAAGTTCGGACAAAGTTCCATCAATAGCAAACTTAACCGTTTCATCCGCTACAAGGGACATTCCACCTTCAACTGTATAGGTTTCTGCCCCATTCAAAGTAACATAAATATCCTCTAATAAAATAATCTTAGAAAAAGTGGAACCTTTTCTTAAAGTATAATCTCTTTTAAAAATATTCATTTTTTCCTCCTTTTCAAAGTAGTTGCTTTTTTAGGATCAGATTTAGGATCTACTTTTTTAGGTTGGTTTTTAAGTTGGTTTTTAGGTTGGTTTTTAGGTTGGTTTTTAGGTTGGTTTTTTGGCAGAGTTGGTTCTTGTTCTCCGTCTGCACCCTCTTGGATTGCATCCAATTCCGCAGTCAAAGGAAGGTCTGGCAATAATTCTTCTTCAGTCTCGTACAATAACCTATTTTTATTGTATTTGGCAAAACCGAGTTTCTTCGCAATAACGGATCTTGGGATACCAAGTACTTCAACAACACTTGGGTGTTTAACTCCAAGGAATGCCCTTGCTTTACCTTCAACATCCCCGATTTCAGACGTTGGAAAATCAAAATCAATCAATTCCCAAGGAGGGTAAATAACATTCTTAAAAATGGGTTTCTTATCTTTGAACTCAACCGCTTGTTTAACCTTGAACTTCAAAGAAAAATTAATAATCTTATTTTTAAGAATAAAAATACTCCTCCAAAAATCATATTTCATAAAACGTTCAAAAAAAGCAATCTCATGGAATTGCCTATCCGATTGAGGGCCACGAGAAGCTTTAACACCGGAAAAAGTATCCCCTTTTGTTTGACCAGTAACCATATCTTCTGGTTTATTCAGCCCGGAAGTAATCATATGCATTATATCAGTATCTTGTTCCGATATAGTCGGAAGATTAGGGTTCTTACATTCAATTGTAACCCCGGGAGGAAGTATCAAAGTACCGCCGGGAGTCTTCTTTGCAGTTAACCCAGTGTCCTTTTTTTGCTCAGGAGTCATTTTTAACCATGTTCTGAAAGCTTTTGTATCAGTTAAACTGACCACCCACAAGTAAGATCCAGCCGATTTTTTATGATCTATCTCCCATTTTTTAAGATTTACATAATAATTGATCCATTCAAGAGTTGTGGAAATATGAGATAAATTCCTGGGAGTAAGAAAACCACGGTCCCAAGAGACAATAAACGTTTTAAAACCTCCTATTTTAGCATATTTTTTACCTTTTCCTTTAGCCATTTTTAGCTGATTTTCCGTTATTTTAGAGTTTTTTTTCACCAAAGTAGCAAATTCGGGGTAATGAGCAACATAAACAGAAGGAAAAACTTGAGTTTCCGTCTTTCCGACATTATTTTTAATGTTAAATTCATAAAAAATAGGCATTGTTAGTTTCTGTGGATGAAAATGAATCCCAGAATTGTAATCCCCACCTCCTTTCAAAGAAGAAGGGTCCATAAAATCAATTTCAACAAAACCATCGGTATGAACAGTCAATGCCAAGAACAATTCCCCTTCAACTTCACTCCTCGCAACATATTTTGGGATATTTTTATACAATTCGTTTCTGACATCATACATTTCCTCATATATGACTTCATGAATCTCTGGAATTTCACAAGCGATATCCCAACCGTATCCTGTAAGCCCTCCCATAACATCCCTAACATGAGAATTAAGATGCGGGTTAGTATTGAACTTATCCCAACAACTTTTCTGTAATTCAGGGAACTTTTTAAAATTCCCTGTATTTACTCCCATCGGAAAACCGTCTTCATCCAACATTTGATTATTTTCTTTAGTAGGTGATTGCCATGGTGCAAAAGCTTGCGCTGTGTATTGCAAAACATCATCTGGCATGGCATCAATTGCTGCCTCAAATTCTTCCTGGGATAATTTCTTCATTTTCTTCTCCTTTTATTCTTTATAATTCCCTACTAATGATTTAGTATCTTCATAATAACTCCCAAGAGAGGTTATAATGTTCCTGGATTTAAAATCTTCAGCACTTAAAAACCTTCCCCCATATATTGCCCAATTAAATGAAAACATGCAATCATCTTGTACTCCTAATTTTTCTTTCTTTTCAGGAGTACCATAAAACTTTCTTATTGGGTCGTGATCAAATAACAAGAACTCCTCCTCTAATATATTATCTTTTTTATTTCCTCTAATAACTAATTCTGGACATTTAAACCTTCCTTCATTAACAAGAGCATATAATTCTGAAAATCCTTCCTTCTGAATAGGATAAGAAGCAGTTACAGGGAAAAAAGCAATTTCCAAGTTCTCACACCACTCACCAATATCCCACATTCCCCACCTTTCTGTACAAAGGGTATCCACCCCATCGTAAGCATTAACATATTCTTCTACAACACTTTTAATTGTATTAATATCGGAATGTTGGACGTGTTTTACATCAATAGCGAAGTACATATATTTAAGAATAGTGGTATCTTCTTGTAAAAGGACGGAAGGATTATTCCTACTTCCCGGTAACCCTTTAGCAACCAGTGTAACAATTGTTCTTGCCCCTTGCAAAATGTTGACTTTCATAGGATCAGCCCTATCAACACCAACACATAAAGCCCAATCAGTGTTAAAAACATCTCCTAATTTCTCCAATTCCTCCATTGTAATACTTCTTGGTTGATTAAAATCTGTTTTTAATTCATAAATTGAAGATAAAGGAATCAAATCATCTTTCATTTTAGCATACGTACCATCATAAAACTCTTCATGGGCTGAGATTTTATTCTCTTCCCTTGCTTTTAAATGATTTTTGATGGTTCCAAGGATTTTATTATACTCTCCAAGACTATTCCTGAAACCAATATATTGAGTAGCAAAAAATGATTCTTCGGTAAACATCTTCTTTGAACCAGAATCCCAAGTATTCTTGAAGTACATGGCGAACTCTCTGGAAGGAAATTTTGCTTGGTACGAGTTCAGTTGTTCCTGAGTCATTTCTGGATTGACAAAATCTTTATGAGAAGCTTTCGGAGAATCCCGATGGGAAAAATACAAGGAATTATCCAAACCTTTTTTATAAGTAGTGTATAACTTATAAAGGATGTGGTCTTTGGAAGAGACGGTACTATCTATAACACCTAAAGCATTAGGAATATTCCTAATTGATCCATCAAGTTGAGTAAAGAATTTTGGATTCTTCATATCAAAAATTTCAGAGAATGTGTATCCAGTAATATTAGAAACAATGCCACTAAAACTGGAAATGCTCCGAACAACACTTACGACATGCCCTTTATTATTCTTAAGGCGGATTTCTTTCTCTTGTACATTTCTTTCACCTATAACACCAATAAGAGCAGGACTATTTAAGATAATATCCCGCATAATATCATAATGGACAAATTTAACCTGATCTTTGGAATTAGCACCAAGCATAATTTGTTGAGAAGGAAAATTAAAGAACTTCCAAAGCTGAATCAAACAAACAAAAAGGGATTTTCCTTCACCCCTCATCCAACAAAGAACAATCAACCGTTTAATAAACTTCCCATTCATCATTTTAAGGGCTTCCCGAGCAACTCCTTTTTGGAACTCCCACATATCTTGGGAACATCTACCGGTTTTTGGGTTCACATCTATTGGTAAATCTTTGACGGGGCACCAAACAGCCACCCCGTCAATATAAATCTTTATATTAACAAAATCTTCCACCCATTTAATAAAACCTTCACCACCAGACGTATAAGTTATTATCTTTTTCCGTCTTTTCAGTTTTTTCAATTTTTTCGGTTCTAATTTTGGTTCGGTTGGTTCGGAAGATTTAGAAGTCATGAAACAATTCTCCCGTTCTGGATCATTTTATCATAATATTCGGAATTACCATCGAGATAAGAGCCTTTCTTATCTCCTTCGGTTAATCCTAAATCTTTCAACAAGAGGTTTATATCTTTTATAACTTGTCGGATTTCTTTAAATATCGGATGGACTTTTGTCTGTAACATAACACCATGACCAAGACTGTGTTGAAAGATTTTAAAGTTTATCAAGGATTGGAATAAAGGAGCAAGGAGTAATCCAACGGTTAAGGAATTTATTTCATTTTTCTTTTTAATACCAGCATCTAAACTCTTCATAACACTTTCTAAATACCGCCGACGCATTTCACACTTCTTTCGTCTTTTTTCATAAGGACATTCAGTATAGATGGGGCATTCTTCAATACATTCGGGTAAAGCGTCCCACATTATTAATTGAACATCTCCTAATTTACCTTTGTACAAAGTCATATCTCCAATATCTTTCATTTTTATTCCTTTCTTATTTTTAATTGGTTTCTTATTGGTTTCTTATTAGTTTCTTAAACAATTTATAAGGATTTATAGTAAAAAGCAAGAGTTTTCAAAAAATTAATCCAGATTTAATCAGGATTTAATCGGAGATGGGGATTTTTGAGGATTTTCCTTCCAAATATACGACCGGGTTCCAGGGATTGCTTAATCTGAACCTAAGGGGTTTTTAAAAATACCGTCCAGGATATGATTGTAATGGATGGGAGGTTTTTAAAAATACCGTCCAGGATTGTGGTGGGTGCACTAATGCATCACTGAGA